ACTAAAAATAAGTTGCCTTTTGTGGGTATGATGTCTAAAAGTTAGCGTTTTAAATACGTTACTTAATGATATGAATTCTTATGAGATTGTGTTATTCCAATAGATGTATCTAAATTTGATAACAGCATACCTATTGATTTGTAGTAACAGATAATATTATCGCTGACTAAGATATATCCTAATTTTGATGATGTATTACAATCTATTTCTGCTAGACTTGGATAACGGAGTTATCTTGTGCAATGAAAACAACCGAAAGATCAGTTAGACTTGATCACTTTTGGATTATTAAGTGGAATTAAAATGACTTCTGTTTTTGGCACTTTAATAAATAGTGCTATATGCTGAGTAATATGCAAACTTCTAAACATAGATTATAGTTATATGGCTGCTTTGGGTGACGATTTAGATTTATAAGTGCCTAGAGTTGAAGACGCTAATAATATTTTGGACAAATATAAAGAACTAAAATTTAATGTGTCTAAAACTAAAACTTCTATAACTTTTGGAGTTAATTTGAGAACCGAATTCTTATGAGTAGCAACTTTAACTGATTTTGGATCTAAAAGGTCGATACAGTAAGGTTATCCAATGCGATTACTCTCGTCTTTATTTTACATGAAACCTTGGTCGAATTCAGATGCTTCTAAATCTGAGTGGGACTAATATGATTCAACTGGAGAAGATGCTCTCGTCAATAACTTCTTATGATATTTTAGATGATGTGGATTCTAAGGTGGCCAAGTAATTTTTAGCTACATAGTTATTTGCTTATAATGATGATGGTGACTAACTTATGAATAGTTGTTTTGAGCTCTATCTACTCCGGGTAATGGAATATATTGCATAGTACGTGCTGATAAATATGATGCAAAAGGTATTTAGACAGGTTTGATCCTAAATATACAGAATTGATGAATTAATTGAACATGAAAATCTAATTTGAGTATTCAAGATTAAGATGAATATACTAATAAGATATTGCCTAATATAAATATGATTTCTAATGTTAAGCTCAATTCTATGCTAACTGTTGATATAGCTAAAGGTTTCTATACTCAGAGTACTACAAATGAAGAAAGATATATAGATTTTGATTGAATTAAGACTATAGGTATCTGATACTTTGCGTTCTTTGATCAATTTACTATTAAGAATTTGTTTACACCTAGCGTTTATTGAGCAGGAGTAACTAAAAGAGAATTAGCTGTATTACAATATCCTATTTTAGAATCTGATGTACAAAGTTAAATGTAACAAGCGAAGGCTTTATGATCTTTAAAAGCTGCTAAGAAATGGATATTGGCTAATTTTGACACAGACGTAAAGTAAATTGATGTATTATAATGATTACCCAATAGTGCTAATGTGACTAGCACTGTGATTAAGCGTATTGTTTTTGATGGTTTATAAGGCAGCTTTAGCTAAGCAGACATAAATCCAGATAACGCTAGGGAATATAAGAAGACTTTATTATACAATCTTTTTGAAACATTGCCGCTTTAGGATTGGAACAATAATAATGTCTCTTATTTGTTAGAAGGGTCAACCTCTGAGTTGAACTTTTTAATGAGAGTCACTAAGACTGACGGTATTTTAAGACTGGTTTAATTTAATTATTTTAAGGTAAGTTTATTTGCTTCGTGATATTGTTTTGGGGCCGATTTTAATTTCTTTACAAAACTTTATCAATTCTATACGAG